CATCTAAGCAATGAAGATTTGATTGAAGTTTCTAAAATCGTCTTACAAAAACATCCGTCAAAAATTATTACCGAACTCATCACCCGTTTCAAGCGCATCACACTCGGTAATAAAGCTGATGAAGCGATACGGGAGGTGATTAAACTGCAAGAGCAGCCACAACCACAACCCGATGAAGTCGAGGCGTTGGCGGAGGAGTTTAGAATGCGTCATCCTAATATATTTGATGTAAGAGATGCGTTTATAGCAGCCGAAAAGTTCATCAACTACCGAAACGAAAGGAGGGGGAAGAAATGAGAGATTACACGAAAGAGGGAACTTATCTAAGAATTGCCCTTGCACTTCAGAACATTTCAGTTCATCAGGTTATTGCCGAGCAAATTTGTGAAACGCTGATTGCTATACAGTCAAAACATGGAGAATTTAATATCAATGATGCTTGTGATATTCAAGTCAAGTATGAAGAAAAACTGAAACAAAATGAATCAAAATAACCCCACCCTCACAGGCAAAAACAAGTATGATGGGTAACGTTCTGCCAGCTTTGCGTTCGTGCTGGTATTTGAAAAACGAATGCCTAACATTTAAACAAAAGATGCTATGAGCAAAAATGATGATATACTTCCGTCCAGCCAGCATGACGCAAAACTGCCTGTTATGCGCCGTAATTGGCCGTTAGGATGTTTAACAGAAGTTGAATGGCGTGAATTGCTTGGACTTGAATATGTGTTGACTTGGGGATATACGAACAACGAAAAGGAAGATGAAAAGAGATACATGGAGTTGTCAAACCGTAGATGGGTGTCGCTTTATGGCGCATAACGGTTCGCAGCCTTGCGCAGTGCGGGCTTAATAGCACTACATTAACTTAACAGCACAAAATTATGAACAAAGAAAAAAGTATCAAAAAAGCACAGAATCCCACATTGCGTAAGGGTGATGTTAGCGGTTCGTTACTCCAGTCGTTGCACCAAGATTTGAAAGGGTTTCAAGATATGGGATTTCTTTCTCCAGATGCAAAGAGTGGATTAGGGATAGCTATTGAACAGGTTGAAAGATATATGCGTGGTGATTTGGAAGCTCGTCAGCAATGACCGCTAACTCCCCGCTTCCCGCTACAACGTAGCGCAAATACCGCTAACCCACCGAGCGGATTGACGGTGGGGAAAAAATGAAAAGAGAATGATCAGAACACTAAAACTTCACCACCCAAGCCAAGACTTTCACCCGTATTGGCAAATGGAAGAGTATAAGATTGAATTACCTGACGGAACTATGATTGATCCAAAAGACCATATACAAGACCGTTCGTGTGGTTATAAAGTATATTGGAATGAAGCAGGGGTCTATGCCCATCTTTGCCATAGCGGCGGTGGGTATGGCAAACTTCTAAGTGACAATGATCCACCTGTTTTATTAGTTAAACGTGAAGACTATGATGAGATTGAATTAGTAGGTGAGCCTTTGGTAATGTCTGACCCTTTGATAAAAGGAATAATAAATCATGGACACTCACACACACTTCCCGAAAAAGTTTTGGAAGGCTATAATTCTAGGAAAGGAAAAATCGTACCGATTGAAGTAACCATAGAGGATATAGAGTGTATCATTAGGTTAAGTAAGCGGTCAAAGGCAAAACTGTTGGAGAATAACAATACATTATGGAGGCTAGAAGATAATGCGAAACTATCTAAAGTACAGTTGATCTACCAACTTGCATTTAGATTAACACCACCCGAACCTGATCCATATTACGCAAAATACAAAACAAAGAAAAGATGAAAACACACTTCACACAAGCCGACATCGGCAAGACCTTCGCCACCAATCAGGAGGGCGTGACGGCTAAATTTTTAGGATTCTTTGAATCAAACAAACAGTATCCCTGCCGATGGGAGTATTCAAATGGCGGACATTGGTTTACTGACTATTTAGGTCGTGCTTTTAAAGAGGAATATAATGTACTGCCCGACAAAGAAATAATTTCCGAATCCGACCTGCTCAGGAAGAAAATTGAAGAACTCAAGGAGCAACTGAATAGCAAGTGTGTTTATGCGGTAGAATATTGTGAACTTCCGGAATCACCAACGCTTATAAGTCTTCATTTAACAATGGAGGGTGCTAAAAAAGAAGGCGAGCAAGCAAAAGCAAGAATGATCGAAAATATTGATTGGTGTGAAGATTCAGAAATTATAATTACAGAAATAACCTTAAAACCATGATATACACAGGCTGGAAAAGTATTGATACAGATGACTTCACTTGTGATGAAGGACACTACTCACTTCGTATTGAACAATTATCAAATGGTAAATGGTGGTGGGCTGTATATCTACATGATTACGCCGCATCGTATGTAGCAGAAGAAATAGCAAGCGATACAAGTACTGGGGTGTTTGCAAGTACCGAGATGGAAGCTAAGTTAATGGCTCAGATCGCACAGATGCGGCATCAACACGAATATGATCTAAGGAAGGCGATTGAGATGGCAAGGAAAATTTATGGTGGTAATTATCTTGCCCCCGATGAAATCATTCATAAAATATTAGGCAAATGAAAGTGCCACTTAATAGCTGTCAGGAACAGTATGTAGGATTGCATGGAACCAAGTTCGGGCATTCACCCTACAACTGGAAAGCGAAAACATTACGGGAAACGTACGAAGCAATATCTGAAAGGCTTGGTTATGCCCAGTTAGAGAAACCAGTTCCCGGTGATAGTTACCGAAAAATGTATAAGCCAGTGGACGGGCAAACAGACCCTCCAACTTTCAAAAGAATGCCACAAGAGATCATCATCACTCAACCACCCAGACTGTTTCGCTCAAGAGCTTGGAGATACAGAGGCGTAGTTTATGGCGAAGTAGATACACACTGGAGGTTTCAGTACAAGTTCCAAAGAATCGATCCCATCACCACAAAGCAGATCATTTATGCTGACGGCTCAAGGTCTCCTTTATGGATGATTGATCCCTACACCGGAGATATACTGTATCAGAATCAATGGGAGTATTCATGGATGCCTGTTTTCCTGCTCAGTAATTGCTACATCAATCAAACACTAAGTTTTCCAAAGCCAATAATCAACCAACAGTTAACACTATTCTAACCCGGGCGCGGTACGCATAGAGAAAATGAAATCAACCAAAACAAAAACACCAATGAAAAAACTCAGTAAAGAACAGAAGCTCCGCAAAACAGTGAATGAGCAGAAGAAGCAGATTCATGGAATGAATGAACAGATTCGTTTCTTTCTTAATGCCAATGCCGAAGAACAAGGCAAGAGGTATGAAGCAGAGAACGAACTGAAAATAGCAAAGCAACAACTTGAACTCAAATCCAAGTACCTCAGTCGAGCCATTGACAGATTGAATATTTACTCCGCTGATCTTGCAAAGTACAAGGAAAAGTATCAGCGTGTTTCTCTGTCCTTACAGGTGGTCTGCAATAAAGAACACGAGCCGATGCAGTTAGATCATATCGAAAGTTCATCACACGACATCTACACCGAAGAAACATTTAAGCAGATGGATAGAGATTCGAAAAGTTATGGAGAGTCTTTAGCAGATAAAATTAGTGACTTATTCGGGCGTAAACCATGACCATCTCCGAAATTAACGACCGATTCAATGCCGGTGATCTCAAAGGCTTGCAGAGCTTCTTTAACCGAGGATATCGAGGTCAGGTCGCAAGTAAGCAGAACTACGAAGAAACCCTCGAAGACTTGTTCTACTGGATCGATCTGGTGCATTACCGGTATGATCCGTATTTGAAGAAGGATGTTCAGACAGTAGCCGGCATGAGATTTCAGCGGGCGCAAAAGAAAGCGATTCTCCTGGATGCGATCATCACGCTCCAATACGCAGAACTAAATCAGGAACTACAGCAATTACTTAGGGCATGAGCAACGGCACTATCATTCAGCAAGGTAACGAGTATGTTATCGATTTCAAATTCAGACCCGCTATACTGTCAGCGGTGAAGAATATTCCCGGACGCAGATACAACTACCGCGACAAGACCTGGACTGCTCCATTATCAGCACATCAACAACTCATCAAATTGGCAAAGATTCATTCGCTCAGCTTTGGTGGCTCTGCTCAGGCACCGGAAACCTATTCCACAATTCCTGAGCTTCCGGAACTTACTATCGACATCCCATTAAAGCGAACCCTGTACGACTTTCAGAAAAAGGGAGTAGCCTACAGCCTGGATAAGAAGCGGCTCATCATGGGTGATACAATGGGACTTGGGAAAACAACTCAGGCGTATGCCACCATCATCGGCGCCGAGGCTTATCCCTGTCTGATTATCTGTCCGTCATCTCTTAAGATCAACTGGCAGCGGGAAATTGAGCAGAACACCTATCAGAAGGCAGTCATCCTCGATGATAAAATCCGGCATACCTTCCCCCTGTTCTACAAGCAAGGACTTGTAAATTTCTTCATTGTCAACTTCGAGAGCTTGAAGAAATACTTTGTCGAGAGTATCGATGATCCCGGAAAAGGAAAGCCGCTTCGCCTGAATCATATTCATTTCAAAAAGGAATACTGTGATCTGTTCAAGGCTGTGATCATCGATGAAAGCCATCGCGTCAAATCCTTACGCACTCAGCAGACAAAGTTTACTAAAGGAATCTGTATAGGAAAAGAATACATCCTGGCATTAACAGGTACACCCGTTATCAATAAACCAAAAGACCTGATTGCTCAGCTCGGAATCATCGACAGGTTTAAAGAGTTTGGAGGGTACTCCTCATTTGTTGAGCGATACTGCTCAGGACAAAAAGAAGCCTCCAATCTTCGTGAACTTAACTACAAGCTCAACACGATCTGCTTTTATCGCAGAGATAAATCCGAGGTACTCAAAGACCTGCCAAGCAAAACCCGCCAGGTGATCCTCTGTGATATTGCAACGCGTAAGGAATACAATCACGCGCTTGCTGACCTTGAAACCTATCTCAAAGCCTACAAGAACGCAAGTGATGCCGATGTCCGCAGAGCCATGCGAGGTGAGGTCATGGTACGAATCGGAATCCTTAAGAATATTTCGGCACGCGGAAAGCTATCGCAGGTGTATGAGTTTATTGATGACCTGCTTGAGCAAGGCGAAAAGCTCGTTCTGTTCGGGCATTTAAAAGAGGTGTTAAGTGCCATCATCGCTCATTACCCGGGCTGTGTGGCCATCACCGGAGATCACAATGCAGCACAACGACAGGCTTCTATTGATGCTTTTCAGAATGATCCCGAAACAAAGCTCATTGTCTGTTCTGCTCAGGCCGCAGGAGTTGGACTTACCCTCACTGCTTCATCGCGTGTAGCCTTTGTGGAGCTTCCCTGGACTGCAGCTCTATGCGATCAGGCCGAAGACCGCTGTCATCGAATCGGTCAGCAAGATAACGTTACCTGCACTTACTTTTTGGGTCAGAACACCATCGATGAATGGATCTATAAGATCATCCGTGAAAAGCGATCCATCTCGGATCAGATCACCGGAGCCAGTGATGATGTCGAAGAAAATGTGATTGAATCAGTGATAAATCTGTTTAGTAATGAATGAGGGTTGGATAAAGATACATCGCTCGCTCCTTGATAAAGGATGGTCGAACCGGCCTGATTATGTTCAGTTATGGGTGCATCTGCTCATGATGGCAAACCATAAACCCAAAGAATATTTCTGGAACGGTAACACCATTAAACTTCAACCAGGTCAGTTCGTAACCGGGCGAAAAATCCTCTCTGATAAAACGGGAATTAATGAAAGTAAGGTCGAGAGAATACTAAACTGCTTCGAAAGTGAACAACAAATTGAACAACGAAAAACCTCTACAAGTCGCTTAATATCAATACGTAACTGGTTAAAGTTTCAGGAAAGTGAACAACGTTTTGAACAACGGATGAACAACGAGCGAACAACGAGTGAACAACGAGTGAACACTAAACAAGAATGTAAGAATGATAATAATGATAAGAATGGAAGAAGGGGGAGTAAGTCAGCTTTCGCTCCGCCCTCGCCCGATCAGGTCCGTGACTACTTTTTTGAAATCGGGGTCAATGGCCAGGAGTTCGAGAAGTTCCATGACTACTACACCGGTAACGGATGGAAGGTAGGGCGAAATCACATGAAGGACTGGAAAGCAGCGTGCAGGAACTGGAAAAGAAAAATGACAGAGTTTAAAGAGAAAAACAATGCAAAACAATCAGCTAAGCAAGATCGAATCGAATCAATCCGTCAATGGGGTGAGCGTATGGCAGCAGGTGGAGATAGCGGCCAACAATCCTAAAATAATGTATGTGAAGAACATACGTCAGGTTTTAGCGCAAAAAATACAGCTATGCTGTGCATTGCTCGGAGTCAATGGTGAACGAATGCCAAAGCCCGAAGAATTTGAACTCATGCTCGGATTTGCACTGGATTTCTGGTTTAACTACCGAATCGAAGAAATTGAACTGGCAGTAAAACTCAACCTTGCCGGTCGTTTTGAAAATGAAGTCGGCTTTCACGGATACTTTGATATAAAATTCATTTCCAGTCTGTTGAAAGAGTACGATCGGTTCAAGCAGAAAGCAATGCAGGAGCTTACACGCAAAAGACTTTCCGAAGCACCGAACACTAAACATGAGCCGGACTACATTGTCAATTCAAAACTGTACGATGGCCTGATTCAGTTTCGTGAAAAGACAGGCGAGCTTCCGCAGTTCTGGGATTGGGACCGGACCTATCAACACATGGAAGAAAACGGAATGTTTGATTCCTGGTCAATCGATGAAAAGAAATCGATTTACGACACGGTGAAAAAGGAGTTTGCCTGCGGAAAAGTGAAGGCCCGTATCATGGCGGGGTCAATCTCTGAGCGAAATGAAGCCGATGACATTGATAACGAGACCCGTATAAAGACAGAGTGCCGCCGAAGGGTGATTGAAATCCAGCTCAGCAAATGAAATTCACTGCCGCCATCATCAACCAAAAGTTAAAATCCGGTGAGTTTATCCGCGATAAAAACGGGCAGATTTGCGTAAATCCTTGCCTGAGCAAGATTAAAGCCACCTCCAAAGTATCCAAGTCAGGCAAAAAGGGAGATCGTGCGTTAAATCGCCCCAAATCAAGCGGGCATCTTTTCATCGAAAGCCTGCTCATTGAATCCGGGATCGAGTTTGAACAGGAGTTTAAGTTCTCACCGCATCGTAAATTCAGGGCTGATTTTCATCTCATCGGTAAAAATATACTCATTGAATACGAGGGAGTTATCAGCAAAAAGAGCCGTCACACAACCATAAAAGGTTATTCCGGTGATTGCAATAAGTACAATTTAGCCTTATCTTTGGGCTATAAAGTGTACAGGTTCACTGCATTAAACCTGCAAGATGTTCGGGAATTAATCCATCAGATCAATGGCAAAGACCAAATCCAAGAAGCCCAAAGTGGTGAAGAATGAGAAGCCAAAAGCCAAGCGCAGAGGCGATGGATCGCTTTATTCAGAAGCACTCATTGACCGTATGTGTTCCGAGATCGAAACATCCGAAAAAGGGCTTCATGCGATTTGCAAAAATCCTGATTATCCGTCTGTTAGCTTATTTATGCGGTGGCTTAGTGATGGAAAACACCCATTTGCAGTTGAAAGATACGCGCGGGCGAAGCAGTTGCAAGCCGAATACATGGAAGAACAGCTACTTAAGATTGCAGATGACAGCTCCGATGATGCGATAATGACCGAAAAAGGAATCATCGAAAACAAAGAGTTTGTGAACCGTTCCAGGCTTCGTGTTGATACCCGCAAATGGCTCATGGCTAAACTCATGCCTAAGAAGTACGGTGATAAGCTCCAAACAGAGCATTCAGGTTCGTTAGAGGTTAAGCAGATCACAGGAATGGAGATCAAATGAAATTGATTTTTGATACTTGCGGAAACGATAAGCAAAAACAGTGTGCGAAGTATTGGATTGATGATGAAACCGTAGAAGTTGGATACGGGGGATCAAAGGGTTCCGGGAAATCATTTTTAGGATGCAATCTTATTTTTGGCGACGGTTTTGTTTATCCAAACACTTCATACTTCATCGCCAGGAAAAACCTTAATGATGTCAGAAAATTTACCATCCCCTCCATTTACGAGGCTTTTGAAAAGCTCAATATTGGATCGGATTACTACAAATTTGATGGCAAGGATAATTACTTCACGCTTTACAACCGATCAACCATCTATCTTCTTGAGGGAAGGTATTTGCCAAACGATCCAAATTTTGAAAGGTTCGGATCACTTCAAATGACAAGAGGATGGATTGAGGAGGGCGGCCAATTTACGGCAGAAGCAAAGCAGAATTTAAGTGCTACCATTGGCAGATGGAAGAATGATGATTATAGCCTAAAAGGGAAACTGCTGATTACCTGCAATCCATCGAAGAACTTTCTCTACAAAGATTTTTACAAGCCATTTAAGGAAGGAAGTTTACCCAAGACCCGGAAGTTCATTCAGGCACTGCCAGAGGATAATAAGATGCTTGCAAAGGGGTATCTCGAGCATTTGAATAACACCCTTACAGGGTCGATGAAAGAAAGGCTTTTAAAAGGCAATTGGGAGTACGATGATAACCCATATGCACTTTGCGAGTACGACAACATTCTATCTGTTTTTAAAAACAACCATTTGGTAAAGAATGGAAAGAGATATTTGACTGCAGATGTAGCAAGGTTCGGGTCAGACAAAGCGATTATATTGGTTTGGGAAGACTGGATTGTTATCGACTTCCTTGTTTTTGATGTTAGCAAAACCACCGAGATTCAGACAGCGATCAATGCACTCCGGCAAAAATGGAATATACCGGCAAAGAATTGTATTGCTGATGATGATGGTGTTGGTGGTGGTGTGGTTGACAACTGCAAGATCAATGGGTTTGTAAACAACGCAAGACCATTTGAAGAAAAAATACAGCTTGGCCAACAGGCGAAACCCAACTTTAAGAACCTTCAAAGTCAGTGCATCTACTACCTTGCAGAGGCGGTGAATAAAAATTCAATCTTTATTGAGGCCGAGATGCCTGAAAAGTACCAGGAAGAAATAATCGAGGAACTTGAAACCATAGAAAGGGTGGTGAGCGATGGCATCGCACCGATCCAAATCGTAGGAAAAGAGGCCGTGAAAGAATCCATAGGAAGGTCACCTGACTGGCGAGATGCTTTAATGATGCGAAAGTGGTTTGATTTAAACCCGCCCATCCAACCCGCAAGGTATCACTGGTAGGCAGTTCGAGTATTGAGTGGCTGTTTTTGTTGATAATTTAACGTAATGTTTGTAATTTCAATTCATTTCTAATTACTTTTGCAAGTACATCATGAGTAGTATTAGTGTTAGATTTAGTCGTTTTCAGATTTGCCGTCAATGCACCTACTCCCGTAAGAGTTCGGTGCTTGGCGTACCAACTACAACTTGCGGACGGCTCGATTTAACGGTGATGCCACCCATTGTCGGAGAGACAGTGGTTCATGAAGGGAAGGAGATTAAGTTGTGCGGGTGTGCGATGAAAGTAAAAGTGTTCACTCCCGGTGCTACTTGCCCGGCAAACAAATGGTAAATGAAGGTTCCAGTTCACATCGGATCAATATCCACTACCCTACCATCCTCATGGGAAGATGTTACCATCGGCCAATGGGCTGACCTGGTGCGTCACCACAATGACCTGTCCGCCTTTCGGTTGCTGTCGATCTTTTCGGGCGTTCCCTATAAAACCTGCATCAATATCGATTCCGATAAGTTCGATCCGCGTGTCTTCGATATGCTCGACTTTATCCGGGAGAATCCAATCGATGTTCATGGCCTCGAACGTCTTGAACAGATTACCATTGGTGAAAGAAAAGTAACCCCGCCATCCGATCCCGGTAAATGCACCATCGGTCAGAAACTGACCTTACAGGCGTTGTGCCGGATGGCGCAGGAAAGCAATGGAAGCCATGCCGAACTGGTCATCAATGCACTGGCGGTGTATCTGCAACCATTGATTGACGGTCCGGGATTTGATGATGAGAAAGTGGAGGCGACAAAGATCACCATCAACAACACCCTGCTAGTGGAATCCTATCCCTGGGGCAGTTTTTTTTTGACTGGCTACATCGAGTACTTGAGATGGAACAGTCCCGCCTCAAGTCAGAACCCACAACCGATGAGATCAGAGCAGGGTGCATCAGCCTATTCGAGGAGTTCTATGAGTGGAACACTGTCGAGCAGTTAACGGGGGGCGACCCACTACGGATAGCCGATGCGATGAAACTCACATACAACGAAGCCTTCACCCACTTACGCTACCAACACGCCAAAGGAGAGTATCAGAGAAAGTATCACGAGATAGTCAGTAAAACAAAATGAGTTACAACATAAACACACTTATCAGTGATGCAGCTACGGCGGCGGGGTGCAATGATTTCCTGCTCGGACATCGGGCGTTCCATAACCAGGAGCGACCCTACCAGACCCCTGTTTGTTGGATTCAACTTTTAGAAATCAAAACAAAGGTGCTTGCCAATGTCAGCTTTGAAACCACGTACATCATTCGGGGATTCATCGGAGATCAATGCAATCTCGATGCAAGCTCTACCAAGATTCAAACCGTACTTGGTACGCTGTATCCGATTTACGAGCAGTTCATCAGCTACTTGGCAGAACGCGCTCTCGAACCACTTCGTGAAGTCAATGCCCGGCAAATGATCCATCTCTATGATGATAACCATGTCGGATATGAGTTTGATATAGTGATTAAGATCGAAGAAGAACACTCCTACTTATGTCCGTAACCGATCCGATAAACGTATTCGAGCGATTCGCCACTACTTCCATCAGTGAGATCGTGGATCTGATGAAGCAGAAGAATGCTTATGCAACGGGCAAAAGTGCGCGGTCATTGGAATATGAAGCAAGCGACACCCGCGTCATTATCCGAGGTGGCTCGGCTTTCTTCGCTACCGACAGGCTTTCACGAATCGAAACCGGTCGCGGTCCGACATCCAACTCTCAGGGTGGTGTGCTGTATCCTGCCATCCTTGAATGGGTGAAGGCAAGAGGCATTAATGGTCCCAAAGGTCAGGAAAGCATTGCCCGGGCAATCACGAGCAAGATTCACAGGGAAGGTACTTCACTGCATAAGCGAAACGAGCAGCGCATCATTGTTCAGGACGTATTCAGTCAGGAGCGACTGCAGGGGCTTGTTACAAACTTAAGTGCTGCTCTGTATCGTGATATGGAATCGGCAGTAGTTAAACGAATTAAAGAAGGATTCAAAGTGCGATGATAATATTCACCAAGCGACCCGAGCGCAATCAAAAGAACAATCAGGGCTTACAGTCTAACTGGCTATGCGCCCGTCATCCGATCCTGTTCGAGTTACATCGAAGGGACTTGAACATCATTAGTGTATCCACATCAGGATCAGGTGTAATGATAAGGGTGAATTATAACCCCGAAGTCATCGCAGAACTTTCAACAGGAGATCAGATTTACTTTGAATCAAATATCAACTCCTATACCAATATTGCCGGAAACTACGGGGTTCAGGGTGCAGTAGTCAGCATCTCCACAACGGGAGCCTCCTATCATGAAATCCTGGTATCATATCCATCACAGGCTCCCATCACTTACGGAGGTTTTGTCAATATTCCATCACGAGTCAATCATTACGTGGTGGCAACGATCTACGTGTATAACCCCGCCACGAATAAAACCATACCCGTACTTGCAAAGTTGAAAGGCGGTATTGATGGTCGTATGCGATTGGATTGCTCGGACTTTATTTCCGACATTCTTACCAAAGAAGAACTCACTACTCCATCAGGCGTTAACTTCCGTGATGATTCGGTGTGGTGCAGATTCTACATCAGCCTTGCCGAGCGATATACAGGCTACTCAGGAACGGAGAATGTTGATCCGACAACGTACTATGCCGTAGATGCTGTGAAGGATTTGCTCAGCGACTACGGTCAGAATATGTGCGATTACCTGCCTTTCGGAGTTACCTACACTCCACAGGCAAAGTTCCTGACAGCCTTCGATAAACCAACGTACTTTCCGGGATATCCCTTTGAGTTGTCATTCATCTACCCGCCCGATCTTCCGGCATCCATTACCCGTGAAGAAGATGAATTTACCTCAAGTGGTTCAGCAATCAGCAATGTATCCACTGCCATCGACAATTCAAAACAGGGTGGTGTAAACAGGTTGAGATTGTCCGGTACGTATTCATCCGGCACGGCTCAGCTCGATGTTTATCTGCAAGCAGATTCAGCCCCTCAGCTTGGATATTATAACGATAACTACATAGCTGATGATTACTTTGAACTCGACCCTCCTACCCCGCCGAGCTTCACGCCGTATCAGTTAACGGAAAAGAAGCGGGTAAAGATCGGAGCTTTATGCAGTTCAAATCCAGTGTATATCAGATGGCGCAATTCAAAGGGAGGCTTTGATTACTGGCTATTCAAATCCAATCAAACTATCTCGTATGCTTCCAAGCAGGAGGGTGATATTTCAAGAGAGCCGGATGACTTGCAGGATCAGAACTACCGATCACTCATTCTTATTGCCCGTCAAGGGAAGCGCATCACTTGCGGAGCGAATGTTCTGAAAGAAGACCTAGAAGGAATCAGAGGTGTGGAGGCTTCGACATTTGTCGAGATGATGGTGAGCGCATCTCCTGTTCAGTGGCTTCGCATGAAAGTAGTGCCGAAAGGATTCAGCTATCAAACCAAAGGCACCACCGCTGATGTGGTGGTTGAACTCGAATACCCCGAACCTTACTCCATTCCTGCCTGATGTCGGACGTATTATTCATAAACGGATCGAGAGTTGATCTCAAAGATGACGATCAGGCCGGTATCACCAAAGCCGCCAATGATCTCGGAGATATGGCATCCCGTCAGGGGTCGTATTCTTATACTATCCGGCTACCCAAGACCGACAACAACAGGCGGGTGATGGAGAATGCTCACAGCACTATCTCCGGTACCAGGCTGCCCTATCAGAGACTCACTTGTGATTATTACTCAGGCGGTGTTCAACTCATTGCCGATGGATTTGGTGTGATTCAGGATGCGGGGCTTGAGTATAATCTTAACATCTTCTCATCCAATGCGGGGCTGTTTCAATTAATCGATGGCAAGAAGCTCGCTGATCTGGACACCTCTTCCTACGATCTTCTTTGGAATCATTCGAATGTAGTTGCCTGTTACGGGAATAATATCACTCCGATCACATTACTGATTGATGACGGCACTTTGAGCGAAACAGCTCGGGCAATAGATTCAAAGAAGATGTTTTTTCATCCCTATTTCAAGGATGTGTTAAATGCACTCTTTACCGATGCGGGTTATTCGGTTATTAATTTGCCAACAGGCAACGACTTCACAAAGGCGCTGTTTCCATTTGTAAATGAATATCCCGTTCAGGGGCTTTCTGAAATTGCAAACAGCGAGGTGAGTGCCTCCGAGGTGATTGAAGTTTATGGAGTTGGAACTACTGCAGAACTGAACATCGTTTGCACGGATAATGCTGTTGATGGTAGCGATGTCGGAAATAATTACGATGCCATCACCGGTGAATACACCGTCCCATATGCCGGCAGAATAAAAGTAAGCGGTCATATCGTAACCGATGCGATCTGGTCGGGAGTGGTTACTACACTGAATGCAGATATTGTTGTGAAGAAAAACGGAGTGGATGCTCAGGTGATTGATGCCTACTCTGCTTCTACTGTTAATGCCAACGATAACAACTACACCGACTTCGAAACCAGTGTCGATTGCCAGGCGGGGGATTTGCTGACCGTACATTTCCGCTATTCGCAGTTTTCTTCTCAGTTCAATATCGGAATCAAACAGGGTGGCAACACAACAGGCGGAGAAACCTCGATAGGGTTTTCGCTCGACGAGGAATTGTTGTGGGGTGGTAAATGGTACATCAACCGTAACCTTCCCGACATGACGCAAAAAGATTTCCTGAAAATGTTCTGCAACCTGTTCGGACTGAGTTTCTATGTCGATGATTTTTCAAAAGTCATTAACTTCTATTCGGTCGATGACGTGATCCTGAACAAAGGTCAGTCCACTTCGCAGAACTGGTCGGATTACTACGATTCAGGCACGGCGATGATTAAGTTTCATTCACGGTTTGCACAGGTCAATGACATGGTGTTTACCCAAGATGATGAAGTGCCACAGTTCACAGGCGATGCACAGTTCATCATTACCGACACCACGCTACCCGAAAGATCACAGGCGTTCAAATTACCTGTTGCCGCATCCATTGAAGTGAAGCGGCTCAGAGGTATTGATATGGCGCAGGTACTCAGGGTTGATATAGATGGTAACGATGTCACACCAAAGCCGAGAATCTTATCGGTGGTGAATAGTGCATTTCCTTCACCGAATGTGAATGACTACTTACGCATTCAGGAATCGGGTACGGGAAACATTAACGATTTCTTCACGGCATATTCGGCTCGGTTCACACATGATCTTGCCCGTATAGGACTTGCCTATTACAGTGGATGGATCAATATCCTTAATGACTACAAAGCGGTGACGGCTCAGTTCAGGCTTCCTGCTTACGTGGTGGCAAACTTCGCTTTCAATACAGCGGTGTATGTGCGGGAGATGTCCGCATGGTTCTACGTGAATAAAATTGAGAATTACAAGAATGGTAAACTCTGTAAAGTGGAGTTGCAACTAATATAGTGATAGATGGCAGAGGATAAAACAATCTTAATTGATGTCAGTATAGACGAGGCGGCCTTGAAATCCTCTCGTGATAAAGCATTGGCGCAGGTAGCGGACTTTGATAAGAAGCTCAGCGATTTAAAGAACAAGCGAAAGAAAGAACTTGCTGAACTCGAATCAGCACTTGCATCGGGCAATGAAAAAGAAGTCGCTGCTATTCAAAAGCGATTAGCACTGAATGAGGCTGAATCGAAATCTATACAGCAGTCCAGACGTGAGCAGATAAAAGTAGTTCAGCTCAGTAACGACCTGATCACTCAGAGCGATGGCAAGACCCTGCAATCAAAGGAGCAGTTACGCAAAGCCCGAGCGCTCGAACAGATACAGCTCGATCAATTAAAAGGCACACTGGCTGAGAATGCTCAGGGTCAGATTGTACTGAGTAAGGCAGGAGAACAATCTGTTCAGCAGTTAAATAAGTACAACTCAGGGCTGATTGAGTTTGGCAAGTCCGTCAATGACGGCAGAAACAATGTCGGGAACTATACACAGTCTATTTTAGAGGCGGTTGATAAAACAGGCTTACTCGGCGGTTCACTCGGTTCGGTTCGGGATGCGTTCAATGCGGTGCGTTCAGGTGCTGCCGGAGTGAGCGATGGATTAAAGCAGGTTCGGGAAGGATTCAGTGATAGTGTTTCTGTGGTGAAGGATTGGTTTGTCACCAATACTGATGCAGGAGATGCGCTGACTGATACCGGCACCAACGCGGAGAAAGTAACGGGAAGCATTCAGAAGGTCGGGACCGTTGGCGTTTCTTCCATGCGAGCATTGACAGCCGCTATTGCATCCACAGGAATCGGACTGTTGGTTATCGGACTTGCTGCAGCTCTGAACTATTTGCGTCAGGTTGATCCCATCGTGGAGAAATTTGAGCAGGTGTTTGCAGGTGTAGGCGAAGCCATCAGTGCCATCGGAAAGGGCGTTGTTGATTTCGGTAAGGACTTAATCAATTCTCTCAAAGACCCCGTAGAGCTATTGCAGAATCTTAATCCGATCAATGTCGTGAAGCGATTTACCGAG